AGTCCATCAGCGCGGAACCGGATCTGATGAAGATCACGAAGAAGCGGAAGATGGACATCTACATCGAGAGCACGAACACGTCCATCAAGAAGGTGCCGTTCTCCGAGAAGAAGAGCGACGGCTTCAACCCGCATCTGACGGTCTGCGACGAGGTGGCCGCGTGGGTCGGGGACCAGGGGATCAAACAGTACGCAGTCATGACGTCCGCGCTTGGTTCCCGGGAACAGCCGCTGATCCTGTCGATCACGACGGCAAACTACATCAACGACGGGATCTATGACGAACTGTTCAGACGTGGCACGAGCTTCCTGCAGGGCAACAGCCGGGAAAAGAGGCTGCTGCCTTTTTTATACCAGATCGACGACCTGGACAAGTGGAACGATCTGAGCGAGCTGCAGAAGAGCATCCCGAACCTGGGTGTCAGCGTCTCCGCCAGCTACATCCTGGAGGAGATCGCGAAGGCGGAGGAGAGCCTGGCAAACAAGGCGGAGTTCATGACGAAGTTCGCCTGCATCAAGCAGAACAGCAGCCAGGCCTGGCTGAACGTCCAGGATATCAAGAAGTGCTTCGGGAACGAGAAGACCCTGGAGGGCTTCCGGCACAGCTATGCGCTTGGCGGGATCGACCTTTCCCTGGCGGTGGACCTTACGGCCGCGGTGATCGTGATCGAGAAGGACGGCGTCAGCTGGTTCGACGTGCATTTCTTCATGCCGGAGAACAAGGTGGCGGAGGCGACGCAACGGGACGGCCTGCCGTACGAGATTTACCGGCAGCGGGGCCTGCTGACGGTCTGCGGGGAGAACACGGTGGACTACCATGCGGTGCATGACTGGTTCCGGATGCTGGAGAGAGACTTTGAGATCCTTCCGGTGAAGGTTGGGTATGACCGGTACAGTGCGGCGTACCTGGTGCAGGACATGGAGGCGGACGGCTACCAGATGGAGAGCGTCAGCCAGGGCAGCAACCTGACGGGCGTGCTGATCGACATGGAAGGCATGATCAAGGACGGGCGCCTGCGGTGCATCAATGACAATGATTTGATGAAAGTCCACATGCTGGACGCGGCCCTGAAATTTGAGGAAGGAACCAACCGGCGCCGGCTGATCAAGATGAACCAGCGTGCGCACATCGACGGCATGGCGGCCCTGAGCGACGCGATCTGTATGCGGCACAACTACTATGAGGAATTCAGCGCTCAGCTGAGTAACAAGAGGTGAAGACGATGGGACTGATTGACCGGATCTTCGGGAGACCGAAGTCCGCGGGAGTCGGTGACAGCAGGTTCGAGACACTGACGGCATACTCGCCGGTGTTTACCAGCTGGGGCGGGAAAATATACGAATCTGAACTGGTGCGGGCCGCGGTGGACGCGCGGGCCAGGCATGTGGCGAAGCTGAAATACGGCAAAACCGGAACGGCGCAGCAGAAACTGTGGACGGCGACGAAGACCAGCCCGAATCCGTGGTACACGTGGCCGCAGTTCCTGGAGCGGAGCAGCAACATCTACGACATTGAGAACAACCTGTTCGTCGTGCCGGTGCTGGACCGCTACGGGGAAATGACGGGCTTTTTCCCGGTACTTCCGAGCACCTGCGAAGTGGTGGATCACGGCGGGGTGCCGTTCCTGCGCTACACGTTCATGAACGGACAGAAGCGGGCGATCGAGCTGAGCCGGTGCGCAGTGATCCCGAAACACCAGCTGAAGGATGACTTCTTCGGCGAAAAGAACACGGCACTGGACGGCACCATGCAGCTGGTGCACATGGTTGAGCAGGGGATCATCGAGGGCGTCCGGAACGGCGCGACGTACCGGTTTATGGCGCAGCTGACGGGAAAAGCCTTTGATGAGGATCTCAGAAAAGAGCGGGAGCGGTTCGACAAGAACAATTTCCAGACCGGAGGCGGCGGGCTGCTGCTGTTCGGGAATCAGTTCACGAACGTCCAGCAGCTGAAGAACGACAGCTACAAGGTGGACGCGGAGCAGCAGAAACTGATCCGGGAAAACGTGTGCAACTACTTCGGCGTGCCGGAGAGCGTGATCCGGAATGAGGCGACGGCGGACGTGATGGACGCCTTCTTCAACGGGAGCATCGAACCGTTCGCCATCAAGCTGAGCGAAGCACTGACGAAAATGGTCTTCACGGAGCGGGAACGGAACAGCGGGAACGCGATCACGTTCACGGCAAATCGGCTGCAGTACATGAACGTGAGCCAGAAGATCAGCATGGCGCAGCAGCTGGGTGACCGCGGCATCCTGACGATCGACGAGATCCGCGAGCTGTTCAATTACGAGCCGCTGCCGGACGGCGCGGGCGAATACACGCCGATCCGCGGAGAGTACAAGAACGTGAAGGACCGGGACAATGACCAAACGGGCGGAGGGTCGGGTGACGACGCCGGCGCCGAAGACACGGATCCGGAGGAGGAAGAGAGCAATGAATAAAGAGACGCGATACCTGGAGTTCGAGATCCGGGCGGAGCAGACAGAGGAGAAGGGCAGCGTGATCACCGGCCAGCCCATCGTCTTCAACCAGGAGACGGATCTGGGCGTGTGCCGGGAGACGATCGACGCAGGCGCCCTGGATCAGACCGACCTGCGGGACGTGCGGTTCCTGGTGGGCCATGATTTCAGCATGGTTCCCCTGGCAAGGAGCCGGAACAACAACGAGAACAGCACGATGCAGCTGACGGTCAACGAAAACGGAATGGGGATCCGGGTCAACCTGGACACGGAGAACAACCCCAGAGCGGCAGAGCTTTATTCCGCCATCCGGCGCGGAGACATTTCCGGAATGTCCTTCGCGTTCACGGTGGATAAAGATAGCTGGGAGAAACTGGACACCGACAGCCCGCTGCGGCATATCCGCAGCATTAACCGGGTGTTTGAGGTGAGCGCGGTCGCTTTCCCGGCGTATGAAGGCACATCCATCCAGGCGGCTTCTGCAGACGATGCGCTGGAGAGCGCGATCGCCTCGCTGGAGAGCGCAAGGAAGCAGCTGGCGGAGGAACGTGCACAGGTAGCTGATCAGGAACGCCGGAGGGCGGTTCTGGAGAGGCTGGAAAAACTGACACAGGAGGTCAAACACGATGAAGTTTGACGAAATGAGCGTGGAGGAGCTGGAAGCCAGGCGGGCAGAGATCGCCGGCATGGACACGGACAGCGCGACCACGGAAGAGCTCGAGGAGCGGGCGAACGAGCTGGAGGCCATCCAGGCCGAACTGAAGGCCCGCGAAGAACGCGCCGCTGCGGAAGAAGCGCTGCGGCAGAAGGTGGCGGAGACCAAATCCGACGCCGTGATTAAAGAATTTACGGAGGAAAAGAAAATGGAAGAGAATCGTTTTGCTGTGAACAGCCCCGAATACCGGGAGGCCTGGCTGAAGGAACTGCAGGGCAAGGAAATGACCGCTGAAGAGCGCGCCGCCGTCGTGGCTGCCGCGCACGTGATCCCGATCGTGACCATGAACGAGATCATCAGCAAACTGGAACTGAATCCCCTGATCGGCGCCGTCGATCTGACCAACATCCCCGGCTATGTGAAGTACCCGGCCGAAGGCACCTGCAACGACGCGGAATGGGTTGCCATGGGCAGCGCCGCCACTGACAGCGCGGACACCATGACCAGCATCCAGCTGGGCGCTTACAAGCTGATCAAGACCCTCGAGATCGAAGCCGATGTGGATGCCATGAGCATCGACGCCTTCGAGGGATGGCTGGTTTCCCGCCTGGTGAACAAGATCGAGAAGGCCCTGGACAGCGCCATCATCAACGGCGGCGGCTCCAACAGCTCCATGGCTGAAGGCATCAAGAAGACCAAGACCACCAACGACGGCACCTTCACCCGCGCCGGCATGACCTGGGCGCAGCTGACCGGCATCATGAGCAAGCTGAAGGGCGAATATCATCCGAACGCTTCCTTTGTGATGCGGCCTGCCCTGTTCTTCTCCAAGATCCTGGGCATGGTGGACTCCAGCAACAACCGCGTGGTCGTGCTGGATCCGCAGGCTCCCCGGAAGTACAACATCCTGGGCTATCCCTGCATCCTGGACGCCAATGCCGGCACCGATGACGTCTTCTTCGGCGACTTCAAGGCCTACAAGCTGAACCTGGCCAAGGGCGTCGAGGTCAAGAAGAGCGAGGAAGCCGAGTTCCGGAAGGGCTCTGCCGTGTACCGCGCCATGACCCTGGCGGACGGCAAACTGGGCGACACAAACGCGATCGTCTGGTGCGTTGCGACGACCTGATCGAACTGAATACCCAAGAGGCCCGGGGGAGATTCCTCCGGGTCTCTGTTTTCTGAAAAGGAGTGCTGACCTGATGAAAACACTGATCGCGGTGCCCTGCATGGACACCCTGGAAACCGACTTCGCGGACTGTCTGCTGCACCTGAAACCGGTGGGCGAGATCGAGATCCGGCTGCTGAGAGGCTCGCTGGTCTACGATGCCAGGAACCAGATCGTGCAGTACGCGCTGAAACACGACTTTGACTATGTCCTGTGGCTGGACAGTGACATGACCTTCGAGCCCGACCTGCTGGAGAAGCTGATGGCGGACATCGAAGGACGGGAGGATATCGACGCGGTGACGGGCCTGTGCTTCGGCCGGCGCCCGCCGTTCAAACCGTGCATCTACAGCCACCTGGAGATCAAGAAGGACGGGAACCTGGTGATGCCCATCGCGGAGAACTGGTACGAATATCCGCGGGACCAGCTGTTTGAGGTGCAGGGATGCGGGTTTGCCTGCGTCCTGATGAAGATCGATACCCTGAAGACGACGGCGATCTACGGCCAGGTGCCGTTCTACCCCATCGGCGGAATGGGCGAGGATCTGACGTACTGCAAACGGGCGAAGGACCTGGGGATCCGTTTCTGGTGCGACAGCCGGCTGAAGATCGGCCACCTGATGCGGGTGGGCGTGGACGAGCAGTTCCGCGACACAGTGCTGAACGGGTCAGACAACTGACCGCACGGCCTTCGGGCCATACGGGACGGGGCGGGAACAGCACTCGCCCGCCCCGGTTTTACTGAAATTGAGGTGAGGAACCATGCTGAACGATGCGAAGAAGGCGCTGCGCGTGACCGCCAGTGCATACGACGGGGAGATCATGAGCCTGCTGGCGGCGGGCGCGCGGGATCTGGAGATCGCGGGCGTGCGTATTCCGGGGAGAATTTCCTGGACCGTGAACAGCGGGACCGTGAACGACCAGTCCAATGTGCGGGACCCGCTCGTACTGCGGGCGCTCTTCACCTATGCCAGGGCGCATTTCGGAAGCCCGGCGGACTATGAACGACTGAAGGCGTCCTATGACGAGCAGAAGGTACAGCTGATGCACGCGCAGGACTACACGGACTACGGCGGAGGCGGTGAGGACGAATGCTGAAGGCGAACGTGGTGACGCTGATCGGGGAGAACCCGGAGGCCCACGGCGTCGGCGTGGATCCAACCGAAACCAGGCGGGAAGTATTCTGCACGGTCAAAAGCATCGGACAGACGGAAGTCTATCAGGCGATGGGGATCGGTTTATCCCCGGAACTGAAGGTGATCCTGGCCCACGACTTCGAGTATGAAGGCGAGGGACTGTGTGAGCTGGACGGCGTGCGGTACAGCATCCTGCGGACCTATATCACGGAGACGGACGGCATCGAGCTGACGATTCAGCGGGTGGCCCGGAACGCGGCTCCGGCGAGGGGGTGAACGGATGCCCAGTGAATACGAAGCCCTTGTGGCAGCGCTGAAGCTGACGGACATCCCGTTCGCGGAATACGGATGGCAAAAGCGCCCGGAAGGCGCCTACGGTGTCGTCAGCCTGGAATTTGAAGCCGGCAGCCTGAACGGGGACGGCGGGAAACAGGACCGCTCCTGGGAGGGCAGCGTGGATCTGTTCTATCCGAAACTGACCGACCGGACGGACCTGATCGAGGCCGTGGAGGAAGTGCTGACGGAGATCTGCGGGGACAGCTGGGGACTGAACAATACCCAGCACGAACATGAGACAGGCCTGTTCCACGTGGAATGGGTTTTCCGGGTGATGAACAGCGCGGAAGCGGGGAATGCCTGATGCCAATG